AGCTACATTTGAAGTATTTAACTGGGGTAATTTTACTGTATTAACTAGTTCTAATTATCCTTTTTATAATGGAGATTATAGTGGAGACGGATATTCTGAATCTACTTATGGATCTGTTTATAAACTTATATCAGTTTCTGATATTTAAAAAATTAAACATAATTTAAAACGGGCCTCTAAATGAGGCCCTTTTTTTTTCATATTTATAATAAACTGTTAATATGAATATCCCAATTTGGCCAGGCTCAAGTTCATTTAAACCAGGAGATACTCCTTTTGGGTTCTATGACTATGATTATCAATTCCAAAATGATGCTAATAAATTTGCAAAATTTGCAGCTCAACGTTTAGGTTATCCTTTAGTTGAAGTTGAATTACAAGATATTAACTTTTTTACAGCACTTGAAGATGCAATAACAACTTATGGAAATGAAGTATATGCTTATCAAGTAGCAGAAAATTTATTATCATTTCAAGGAAACCCCCAAACTATAGGACTAGCTAATGATAGAGTTATTCAAGAAAATTTAGCTTCTATTATTCGTTTATCTCAACAATATGGAGAAGAAGCAGGAGTTGGAGGAACAATTGATTACCGTACAGGTTCTCTTGAATTAATCCCCAGACAACAAAATTATGATATGAATCAATGGGCCCTTGACAATAAAATTCAAGGTCGCATTGAAATAAAACGTGTATTTTACGAAGCACCCCCAGCAGTTACCCGTTATTTTGATCCATATGCAGGCACCGGTACAGGTATGATGCAGATGATGGATAGTTTTGGTTGGGGTTCATATTCACCGGCAATTAACTTTATGTTAATGCCTATGAATTATGATTTGCAAAAAATTCAAGCCATAGAACTTAATGACCAAATTAGAAAATCCCAGTTTACATTTGAACTTGTAAACAACCATTTAAGAATATTCCCAATTCCAACAGGAGGAGGTAGAGGCCAACTACGATTTGAATATATTTTAGAATCTGATAGAAACATACCATATGTTCCTAGTACTGGGCAAGATATGATAACTAATGTTTCTAATGTACCATATGAAAATCCAACATATATGAAAATAAATTCAATTGGTCGTTCATGGGTATTTGAATATGCTTTAGCTATATCTAAAGAAATGTTAGGATATGTTAGAGGAAAATACTCAACAATACCTATTCCTGGCTCTGAGGTTACTTTAAATCAAAGTGATTTAATTACAGCGGCATCTACTGAGAAACAAGCTTTAATTGAACGTTTAAGAATATATTTTGATACAACTTCACGTAAAACATTATTAGAAAATAAAGCATTAGAATCAACAAGTCAAAAGACCATATTAAATGATGTTCCAATGACAATTTTTATAGGATAATATGGCTCTTTTTGGCACTCAACGTGATGTTTCCCTATTTAGGCACCTTAATCGAGAGTTGTTATGGGATATTATTACTCAACAATGTGTATTTTATCAACTAAAAACAGCAGAAACTAAAGTAAACATTTATGGTGAAGCAGCAGGGGCTAGATACTACGAAGAACCTGTGCTTTTAAACGTATTAATTGAGAGAGGAGATAATTTATCACCAACTGATGATTTTGGAGTAAATTATGATCGTCCAATGACATTTAAATTTTTACGAGATGATTTACGTGGTAAAAATCCTATTAGTTCTGGTGGAGGTCCTAATATAGGTAATTATCCTGGAACACCTTATGGTGCTAGTATAAACCCTAATGTAGGAGATATAATAATGTGGGAAAATTCATATTGGGAAATTAATAATACAAATGATAACCAATTATTCGTTGGAAAAGACCCAGCATATCCATATGATACAAATCCATTAAACCCAGGATTAGATAATTTTGGCTTAGATTTATCTATTATATGCACTACACATTATGTTCCTGCAGATAAAGTACAAATAACTAGAGAAAGAATATAATATGCCATCAGTTAGAAAACCAACCCCAAAATCTCAATTAGAGATTCAAAATAGTCAGATAGAACCATATGTGTTTCCTGAAACGGGTGAATCTTATGGTAATCCTAATATACCTTCTCAATTTAATCAATTTACAGATAAAGATCAAAGTGGAATAGATTTTAATCGTTCTGAACAAATGTCATTTAAAGATGATACTGTTAAACCATTTACTGTAGGATTACAAGATATAGATGAATCTATAATGTATTATTTTCAAAATGTAATTCGCCCTACAGTTATTCAAAATGGAAATAGATTAGCAGTGCCTGTAATATATGGATCTCCTGAACGTTGGAAATCAACTCAAAAAGATGGATACTATAAAGATAAAAATGGAGCTATAATGTCCCCTTTAATTATGTTTAAACGTGATAGTATAGATAAAAATCGTACTCTCACTAATAAATTAGATGCTAATACCCCCCATTTATATGCATCTTTTAAAAAACTTTATAATTCTAAAAATTCTTATTCTAATTTTGATGTTTTAACTAACCGAATTCCTACTAACCAATATATAGTAACAGTTGTTCCTGATTATGTTACTTTAACATATTCTTGTACTATCCAAACATACTATATGGAGCAATTAAATAAAATAATTGAAGCTATAAATTATGCTTCTGACTCATACTGGGGTGATCCTGAACGGTTTAAATTTAAAGCATCTATTGATTCATATTCAACAACGGTTGAAATTACAGATACTACAAATCGCATTGTAAAAGGAACCTTTACTATGAAACTTTCAGGATATATAATCCCTGATAATATACAAAAAGAAATAACATCTATAAAAAAATTTAATAGCAAATCATCAATTACTCTAATAGAAGAATCAACTAATAACATAAATAATACATAACATGGCAGCAAAATCAAAAGGACAATCAGTAATTTCATTTGTACAAAAACCTAAAAGAAAAAAACCAGGGGTTCATGCAAAATCAAAAACAAGTAAAAGTAAAAATAGTAAAAATTATGTAAAATCATATGTAGCTCAAGGAAAATAATAATACTTAAATAAGAGACAAAAAAAACAATATGTATAATAAAATAATAAATGGCACTTACTTTAACTAATGTTGGAATATTAACTGGAAACACAGTTGAAGCATTCCATGTTACCCAATCTATAAATGCTTTTACAGGTGTTGAAGCATATGATATCTCCCTTTCAGGATCTTATAGTGTAACTGGTTCTACGATTTTATCTGGTTCTACATTTTTACAAGGATTATCTACAACATATTATCCAGATATAGTAACTATTGATCCAACTACAGGTCAATTATTTTATACATCTTCTCTTTCTTTACCTTTATCAGTACTTACAGCATCTTATGCTTTAACAGCTTCATATGTTGATTTAGTTGCTGGTCCTAATATTCAAATAACTCATGTAGGAGATACTTATACAATTACTAGTTCTGCAGGTTTTCCAAATGGTAATGACCAAGAAGTTCAATTTCAATCTGGTAGTAATACTTTAAAAGGAGATTTATCATTTAAATTTGTTTATCCTTCTCAAAGTTTACAACAAGGAAATGGGAATATTGCTAGTGGATTATATTCACATGCTGAAGGAAGATCTACTTTAGCACTTGGTGCAAGCTCTCATGCTGAAGGATTTCAAACCACATCATCAACTGCTAATTCTCATGCTGAAGGATTCTCTACAACAACTCTAGGAAGATATTCTCATGCTGAAGGAGAATCAACATTAGCCACAGGAGATGGTTCACACGCGGAAGGTTATGATACAACATCAACTGGAGATTATTCACATTCTGAAGGAGATAATACTCAAGCAATAGGAAACTATTCACATGCTGAAGGTAGTATTAATGTTGCTAGGGGCTCTTATTCTCATGTTGAAGGACAATCTAATTCCTCCTCTGGTGATTATTCACACGCAGAAGGAAGATTAAATAACTCTATTGGAGATTATTCACATGCAGAAGGAAGAAGTACTAAAACTCAAGGAGACTATTCACACGCCGAAGGAAGACTTACAGAAGCTCAAGGAGATTATTCTCATGCAGAAGGTTATAATGCTATTGCAGTAGGAGGTTTTTCACATGCTGAAGGACAATCTACTGAAGCATCTGGAGATTATTCTCATGCTGAAGGTTATTTTACTATAGCAAATCAAGATTATAGTCACGCTGAAGGATACTTAACATTAGCTAATAGTACTGCAGCGCATACCGAAGGATATCTTACTACGGCTTCTGGCTTTTCCCATGCTGAAGGATTTTTAACCACAGCAGGCAATGGTCTTGCAGGATTATATTCTCATGCAGAAGGAGCAGGTACACAAACTTTAGGCCAAGGTTCTCACGCCGAAGGAAGTACTACTATAGCCGAAGGAAATTACTCACACGCTGAAGGAGGTTTTACCTTAGCATATGGACAAAGTTCTCATGCTGAAGGAGCCTTTACAGTAGCATTAGGAGATTACTCTCATGCAGGAGGTAAACATACTATTGCATCCGCTTCATATCAAACAGTAGTAGGTATATCTAATACTCAAGGAGATACAACTTCATTATTTGCTGTAGGAAATGGAGATTCTCTTGGAACTCAAAGATCAACAGCATTTAGAATTATATCCCAAGGTCCTAATTCTGGATCAATGGTAACTCAAGTAATTGTCAATCCCATAATAGGGATTCCATTATGGACTGGAGTTGATGGAGAAATAGTACCCGTTTATGTTACATCTGGACCAAATGCAGGACTGTGGTTAAGTATATGGTATAATGGGCAATGGAATGCAAAATGTTTTGATGGTAACTGTTAATTAAATCATTAAAAAATAAATGGCAAATACATTAAGTAAAACCGGAATAGTTTCCTTAGCTACTATTAGACCATGGCATGTCTCTCAATCTGTAGATGCATTTACAGGTTTAAACGACTATGACATTACTATATCCGGATCTTTAACAGTAACAGGCTCAGTTTATATAAATTCTTTAATTACATCTTCAAATGTTGATGTAGTAACTATTGATCCTATTACAGGTCAATTATTTTCAACTTCTTCAAATTCATTTAATAGTATAACTAATATTACAAATAGTTTTTCTAGTAGTATTAATACTACTAATTATTTTACTAGTAGTGTTAGTAATAGTTTTTCTAGTACTGTATTGAATAATATTTTTACTAGTAGTATAATAACAAATAATATTTTTACTAGTAGTGTTAACAACAATTATTTTACTAGTAGTGTTAACAACAATTATACTAATAGTATAGTAAACAACATTGTTAACCAACCCGCTCCATCTGATCAATTTATACAATACAATAGTGGAAGTACTTTTGGAGCAGATTCAATGTTTCAATATGTTTATTCTTCACAAAGTTTACAACAAGGGCTTAGTACTCTAGCTATAGGAATTAATTCTCATGCAGAAGGTGATAATACAATAGCAAGTGGATCATATTCACATACTGAAGGAAGAGGAACTCAAGCTAAAGGAAATAGTTCACACGCAGAAGGTAGAAGTACAACATCAATTGGGGGAAATTCACACGCAGAAGGATATCAAACAATATCATTTGGAGACTATTCACACGCAGAAGGATTTAATACAATCTCATCAGGAAGTTATTCCCACACTGAAGGACTTAATACAACAGCATCTGGAAATTATTCACATGCAGAAGGCGACGATAATGAATCCCCCGGATATGCTTCACACGCAGAAGGTAGTAGGACAATATCAAATGGATCAGGTTCACACGCTGAAGGGCTTAATACAATATCAACCGGAAATTTTTCACACGCAGAAGGAAATAGTACAACATCAACAGGAGAATTTTCACACGCAGAAGGATCATCAACATATGCTCTAGGAACAGGATCACATGCAGAAGGATATTCTACAGTAGCTGTAGGAGACTATCAACATGTTTCAGGAGTGCATAATCTTTTTATTTCTGATCCAACAGCTAATTTTGGAGCTTTTATTATAGGAAATGGTACCCTATCAACCCCTAGTAATATATTATTTGCTTCTGGATCTACATTTCAAATATCATCTAGTTTAAATTTATCAGGATCATTTGTTCCCCAACTTAGATATTTAGGAAGTGTTCAAGTACCAGGAATCGCCCCAGGAAAACAAACATTTTCTACAGACTATAATGTTACATTTCAAGCTGGAGTAGTAGGAATGGGAAATAAAAATGAAATAATACTCCCTTTAAATCCTGAAACTGGATCTATAATTTATCTACAACGAATTTCAGGAACATCAGCATGTAGAGTATCTGGTTCTTTTTCACATACGATTAATGGTTCTGCTGGGTATACTTTTCCAACTAGTTTGTACGCTAGAAGAATGTTTGTTTTTCATGGAAGTGGATGGTATACTGAACCAAACCCAATAGCTTAAAATTATAAAATATGTCAATAGTTACAGAAAAAAAGTTTCTAATAAAAGAAGAATTACAAACTTTACAACAAATTCAATCTAAAACTAAATCGTTAATTGTTGAGTTAGGAGAAATTGAATTAATTAAATTACAATTAGAAAATCGACACGAAGCCGCAAAAAAATTTTTAAATGATCTTTATATTTCTGAACAAGAATTTACTGATTTAATTTTTGAAAAATACGGTAAAATTAATCTTGATTCAAATACTGGTGAAATTACAAATTAAATTAATTTAGTTTAAAGTACACCATATTTATAATAAAATAATTTATTACAATGGCAGAAACAATTGTATCCCCTGGTGTATTAGCAATAGAAAACGACCAATCATTCATTACTGAACAACCTGTTCAAGCAGGAGCTGCTATTATAGGCCCAACGGTTAAAGGTAAAGTAGGTATCCCTACATTAGTTACTACATATAGTGACTATTTAAATAGATATGGAGCTACATTTTTAAGTGGTAGCCAAACTTATTCTTATTTAACATCAATTTCAGCTTATAATTATTTTAATAGAGGTGGAACTTCATTGTTAGTAACTCGTGTAGTAAGTGGAAGTACTATTAATGATTGGACTTCTGCTACTTCTTCTATTATCCCTACATCTAATGCTGCAACATCAGCATCTGTATCTATAAATTTAAATTACATCTCAGCTAGTGTTGCTGCTGTAGGCTCAAGTTCTTTAAATATAAATGGTGTTACTTTATATTATACGGGTTCAGCAACCCCAAACACCCCAAATATAATTTATATAAATACTGCATCTTTTTCTACTACCCCAGGTTCCCCAATAACACTTTTAGATTATGTAGTTACTTCTTCACAAATATTTAATTTTAGTAGCTCAGTATCTCCTTATAATATACCATGGCAATTTATAAGTTCAAGTGCTAACTCCCCTAACTTAAAACTTGTTTCAACTAACCCTAATGGCCTTGCTGGGAATTTATATTACTATGTTTCAGGAAGTACAACAATATATTTCGCAAATTCTTTCTTTAGTGCATTTAATAATGCATTTAATAACGCCTTTAATTTTGGAGTTATTAGTGGTACTAATACTGAAGCCTTTGTTTTAGAAACTTTATCTGAAGGTGAAATAATGAACAGTGTTGGTCCAATTGGATTAAATGGAACATTATTAAGTGGTTCATCTGATAATCTTAGATGGCAAATAACAGATCAAAATATAAATGAAGGTACTTTTACTTTAATTATAAGACAAGGTAATGATAATTTTACCTCACCCTCAGTATTAGAAACTTGGTCTAATTTATCTTTAGATCCATTTGCTTCTAATTATGTTGAAAAAGTAATAGGTAATCAACTAGAAACAATAGCATTTGATTCATCAACTAATGAATATTATATACAGTTAAATGGAAATTATTCTAATATGTCTCGATATATTAGGGTAAAACAAGTTAATTTTACTACTCCTAATTATTTTGATAATAATGGAAATCCAAAATCTGAATACACTGGTTCTATACCAACGGCCTCTTTAGGTGTTTTTGGAGATGGTCAAGGTAAAAATACTCCAACAGGAATAGTAGGAAATTATTATGAAAATATTTCTGATACAAATATTCAAGGTTTAACAGCTGCGGCATATGTTGAATCAATTTCCTTATTAGCTAATAAAGATGCTTATAATTATAACTTTATTACAACTCCTGGATTAATAGGTGACCCTACTTTTTATCCTGCTCATTATCCTGTAACCCAACAATTAGTTACTATGGTACAGAATAGAGGAGATGCTATGGCGATAATAGATCTTGTAGGATATAATTCAAACATACTCCCAGTAACATCTAATGCTGCTAATTTTGCTAATACATCATACGCCGCGGCTTATTGGCCATGGTTAAAAACTATTGATCCTAATTCAGCAAATCAAGTATGGGTACCACCAGCTACAATGATTCCTGGAGTTTATGCCTTTAATGATAGTGTTTCTTTCCCTTGGTTTGCTCCTGCAGGCATTGATAGAGGAGTTATGCCAACTGTTATTCAAGCTGAAAGAGTATTAACTCAAGGAAATAGGGATTTATTATATCAAAATAATGTAAATTCCATTGCTACTTTCCCTAATACCGGAATCACAGTATTTGGACAAAAAACATTTCAAAAGAAAAAAAGTGCATTAGATCGTGTAAATGTAAGACGTTTACTAATTGAACTTAAAAATTATATTTCTCAAATAGCAGATACTTTTGTATTTGAACAAAATAACACAGTAACTAGAAATAATTTTTTAAGTATAATTAATCCTTATTTATTTACTATTCAACAACAACAAGGATTAACAACCTTTAAAGTTATCATGGATGAATCAAATAATACATCCACAGTAATAGATAATAATCAATTAGTTGGACAAATTTACTTACAACCTACAAGAACCGCTGAATTCATTATATTAGACTTTAATGTATTACCTACAGGGGCAACTTTCCCTGCTTAATAATACATTTTAAAAAGAAAATTAATATTTATAATAAAAATATAAAATGGCAAATTTTACAGTTTCTCCTGGGGTATCCATTAGCGAGATAGACAACACATTTTTAACAGGACAACCTATTCAAGCCGGTGCTGCTATTATAGGCCCAACAGTTAAAGGACCTGTTGAAAAACCAACATTAGTAACTTCTTATTCAAGTTTTCAATCATTATTTGGTGATACTTTTATAAGTGGTGGTGATGCTTATTCATATTTTACTTCAATCGCAGCTTACAATTATTTTAATTATGGAGGAACTTCATTATTAGTAGCTAGAGTAGCAAGTGGATCTTATTCACCAGCGACAAGCAGTTATATACCTACAGGATCTAGTGGTCCAACAACAGGTTTATCCCCATTTGTACTTGAAACAATATCCGAAGGAATTATTATGAATAATTCAGGTTCAATGGTTAGTAGTTCTTTAGTTACTGGAAGTAAAGAAAATATAAGATGGGAAGTTACTCAACCAAACACAGGATCAGGTAATTTTAATGTATTAATTAGACGTGGTGATGATATTCAAAAGAGTAAAATTATACTTGAATCATTTAATAATGTAAATTTAGATCCAAACTCTAACCGTTTTATTTCTAAAGTAATCGGAGATCAAAAACTAAATTACAATTCATCTACAGTTCAATTGGAATTATCTGGTAGTTATCCAAATATTTCACGATATGTAAGAGTTAAAGAAGTAAATTACCCTACCCCTAACTATTTAGATTCTAACGGAAATGTATCTAACCTAATATATACAGGTTCATTACCTGCTGCAGGAAGTGGTTCTTTAGGAGGAGCATTTGCAGGCGCTACTGGATCTGTATTACAATCTTCTGCAATTAATTTCTATGAAGATATAAATTCATCCAATACTCAAGGATTAATAGGAAGTGATTACAATCGTATGATTGCTCTATTAGGAAATAGTGAAGCATATCAGTTTAACCTATTATTTACACCAGGATTAACTAATAGTGATCATCCTACCCAAATTACAAATATTATATTAAATACTCAAGAAAGAGGTGATAATATGTTTGTATTAGATTTAGTTCCTTATAACAGTAATGTTTTATTAGCAATAACTCAAGCTCAAACTAGAGATACATCATACGCCGCTTCATACTGGCCTTGGGTTCGCATTATTGACCCTGCAACTGAAAAACATATTTGGGTACCAGCATCAACAGTAATCCCAGGTGTATATGCTTTTAATGATAAAGTATCTGCTCCTTGGTTTGCACCAGCAGGTATTAATAGAGGTGGTTTATCTACAGTATTACAAGCGGAATTAAAATTAACTCAAAATAATAGAGATAATTTATATGCTAATAATATTAATCCTATAGCAACATTACCAAAACACGGTGTAGTAGTATTCGGACAAAAAACTTTACAAAAACCTGATTCTGCTTTAGATCGTATAAATGTAAGACGTTTATTAATTGAACTTAAAAGTTATGTTCGTCAAATTGCTGATACTATTTTATTTGAACAAAATACTATTGTAACAAGAAATTCATTTATAGCTAGAGTAACTCCATTTTTAGAAGGAATTCAACAAAAACAAGGATTATATGCTTTTAAAGTAATAATGGATGACTCAAATAATGGCCCCGCAGTAATAGATCAAAATCAACTTGTAGGACAGATTTATATCCAACCAACTCGCACTGCTGAATTCATTTCCCTAGATTTCATCTTATTACCAACAGGAGCTGAATTTCCTTAATAAAAAAAATTAAAAATTTAATATTTATAATAAAATTAAAATAAAAAACAAATGGCAATTTTAAATCCAAACGAAATCTTTTACACGGCATTTGAACCTAAACAAACAAACCGTTTTATTATGTATATGGAGGGAGTTCCTGCATATTTAGTAAAAGGAGTAGGAGCAGTATCAATGACCCAAACCGCAGTTGCTCTTAATCACATTAATGTTCAACGTTATGTAAAAGGAAAAACTATTTGGAATACTATTCAATTTACCCTATATGACGCTATTACCCCTTCATCAGCTCAAGCAGTAATAGAATGGGTACGTTTAGGTCATGAGTCAGTAACAGGTCGTGATGGCTACTCAGATTTTTATAAAAAAGATCTTACTTTTAATGTTTTAGGACCTGTAGGAGATATTATTTCTGAATGGATTATTAAAGGAGCAGTTGTTACTGAAGTTAGTTGGGGTGATTATAGCTGGGATGATGATGGCACACCAGTAAACATTACAGTTACCGTTCAACCTGATTATTGCGTATTGAATTATTAATAAAATAAATAATTTATTTAGTAAAGGCTTCAAAAATATTTGGAGCCTTTGTTTTTCTTTTGTATATTAATAATATTAAAAAATTAATCTTTAAAAGATATGAAAACAACTAATTTAATTCTATTAATCCTATTAAACACCTTTATTTACGGACAATATTGTCCTGCATTAGGCCCAGATCAATTATTACCTTGTGGTGTTAATACTACTACATTAACCGCAGATCTCTCCCAATGTGGGCCCGGTGGCGCAAATCCAAACCAAACAACAAACTATGGTGTAACTACAATTCCTTACGTTGCTCAAACCAACACAGGAACTATGGTTCAATTAGGTGATGATACACAAGCAGGACCTTATAATATTGGTTTTACTTTTTGTTTTTTTGGAAATACTTATACACAATTTTGGATTGGATCTAATGGTTGGATATCTTTTTCACCCGCACAATCTAATAATTTTAATTCATCACCAATACCAAATCCATCCCCTTGGGCTCCAAAAAATTGTATTATGGGCCCATGGCAAGATTGGCACCCAGGAGTGGGAGGACAAATTAGATACCAAACAAGTGGTGTTGCACCTTGCAGAAAACTAACCGTTAGTTGGATTGGTGTTCCTATGTTTTTATGTACTAACATTCAAGGAACTTTTCATATTGTAATATATGAGTCAACAAACATAATAGAAAACTACATACAAAACAAACCAAATTGTCCACAATGGTCAAATGGTACTGCAGTTCAAGGCCTTCATAACTTACCAGGAAATCTTGCAGTTACAGTACCTGGTAGAAATTCAACCCAATGGACCGCAGTTAATGATGCAAAACGTTATACCCCTTCAGGACCTACAGTTCAACCTGTATTAACATGGTATCAAGTAGGTAATCCAAACCCAATTGGAACGGGTCCAACAATTACAGTTACTCCACCTCTTGCGGGAGCAAATTATACATGTCATTTTGTTTATCCGGTTTGTAATGCTGGGTGGTCAACTTGTAATATAGGAGCAGGCAATTTAGGACCTGATACTGTATTTGTACAACCTGGTCCTCCTGTTTTAAATCCACCTACTTTTGTAATAACAAATCCATTATGTAATGGAGATTGTAACGGATCTATTATAGTAAATCCTACAAATGGTGTTCCTCCTATTGGATATGTTTGGGGCAATGGACAAACAACCCAAACTATAAATAACTTATGTGCAGGAAATTATACAGTTATCATAACAGATGCAAATAATTGTACTATAACTGCAAATGCTAATTTAATTGATCCACCTGTTTTACAATTACCTTTAATGGTTGCAAATAATCCCATTTGTTTTGGAGATTGTAATGGAACATCAACAGCAAACCCAATTGATGGTATTGCCCCATATACTTATTTATGGGATAATGGTCAAATAACTCCTACAGCAATTAATTTATGTGCCGGAGCTTATAATGTAACCGTAACTGATGCGAATGGATGTCCTGCTTCAAATACTATTATATTAACAAATCCTCCTATGGTAGTAGTAGGAAATATTACATCATTAGACACAATATGTTATTTATCTTCTAATGAATCTTATTCAGTGCCAAATTTAGGAATAGGATACTCTTATAACTGGGTAAGTGTAGGATCTATTAATACAGGACAAGGAACAGATAATATTACTGTAGATTGGTCGGCATTGCCTGCAGGACTTATACCAGGAGCCGTTAATGTTGTAGCGGTAAATCAAAGCGGTTGTGCTAGTTTACCCCAAGTAGTGGACGTTTATATTTTAAACGTTTTACCTACG